AAAAGACGCGCCTTCGCGCTTGGTTGCAGAGCAAGATTTGAGGGTTGCTCAAGCTGCACAACAGCGAGCACTTACTGCTGCAAGTGTAGGCGCAGAGGAGAGGGCAGCAGCTCTGCAACCAGCAGCACTTAAAGAAGCAACTGCTAAGGCAGATGCTGCTGTGGCTGAAGCAGAAAGGAAAGTTGCAGAGGCTGCAGATACGCCTTCTAGGCTTGAGGCAGAGGCAGAACTAAGACAAGCCCAAACTGCACAGCAACAAGCATTGACCGCGGCAAGTGTTGGCGGTGAAGCCAGAGCAGCGGCTCAGGCACCAGCAGTACTTAGCAAGCTGGTTGCAGATGCAAACAAAGCCATTGCAGACGCAAAAACAGCACAGGCCACAGCAACCAACGCGGCAGAGAAAGCAAAAGCAGATACTGATCTTGCGAAGGCGCAGGCTGAAAGGGCGAGGGTTCAAGCAAATTATGCTGAACGTGTTGAAATTGCAGGGCTGGATAAGACCAACTGGGACATCAAAAACCTTCGTGACCAGATAAGGGATCGCTCTGCCCGGCTAAATCTTGACGCTCAAAAAACAGCGGCAGATGTTGCAGACAAAATGTCCAGCATCAAATCTCGACTGACTGAAATCCCAGCAGAGTCGAGAAAGCTGATCAATGAATCTGCTGCATTGGCGTCCACTTCCAAACAGGCTGCGGTCCAGTTCAATGATCTGGCCAAGCGAATTGAGGCTGCACAAGGCGGCAAGGGCGCATTTACGTCGGCAACCGAGTGGCTCGCGAAGGCCACTGGTCGGCAAGACGAGTGGACCCAGATCAGGAACGAATACACCCGCGTGCGCAACACGATTGCGATCAAATCACTGCCGCCTGGCGTGGCCACCGACAAAGACATTGAGCTGGCTCTCAAGGGAATTCCTCCTGAGACTGCCAATGCAGCAACGCTCGCGTCTTTCCTTCGCGGCATGGCCAAAATGCAGGACATTGACTCGTCCATCAACAACGCCAAGACCGACTGGCTGTCTCAGAACAACGGCCTGCTGACCCGTGCCAAAGGCACCTTTATTGCTGGTGACTACGCTGCAAACGCTGGCGAAACGTTCAACGACTTTGCCCAGCGCATTGTTGGTGATGTGGCACAAAAATATCGCTCCCCAGAACAGATTGCAGAAGAACGGCGTCAACAGGCGATTAGCCAAATACCGACCAACAGAGCGCCTGTAACACCACCAGCAGCGGCACCTGCGGCTACGGCAGCAAGTGTTATGTCTCAAGCCGATGCAATCCTTCGCGGAGGCAGATAAATGGCAACCGCACAAGAATATGCAGCCTGGATCGTCAAAAACGCTGATAAGCGTGGCACTCCTGAGTTCGACACTGTTGCCCAGGCATATCAGTTCGCAAAGGCTCAAGAGACCACAGCCGCCACACAGGCTCAGATTGCACCGCCACCAAGACAGCCAACCATCGGCCAGCAACTTGTCGGAGCCGGTGAGGCTGCTTTGACTTTTGGCACTGCGGCCACTGGCGGCACGCTCGGCACGATTGGCGGAGTATTGAAAGGCTTGTCGGAGCAAATTCTGTCTGGTCAATTTGGCACACCGGAGGCTATGCGTGCAGTCGAGCAGGCAGCGGCAGCGGGTGGCCAGGCTCTGACATATCAGCCACGCACAGAGACCGGCCAGGAAAGGGTTCAGGCTGCCGGCCAATTCTTGGCAACAGCCTTGCCTCCTGTCTTGCCGGTGGTTGCTGCGCCTGGTCAATTGGTGCAGGCCACCAGGCAGGCTGCGCCTATCGTGCAGGCCACAGCTCGGCGTGGCGCTACTGCAGCGCAACAGGCAGCCAGGGCAACTGGGCAAGTTGTGGCCAGGCCTGTGCAGGCGGTCACCACTGCCGTGCAAGAAACGCTGGGGATTGAGCCTTCTGCGCCTGCTCCGACACCTGGGCGCGTGTCTGTTGGTGCGGCAGCGACTCCAGTTGAATTGCAAAGGGTTGCCACGGCTGAGCAATTGGGCTTTGTCGGGCCAGCTGGTTTGACAGCAGGTCAAAGAACTCGCAATTTTGCAGACCTTCAATTTGAAAAAGAAACCGCCAAACTGGGTGAAGTCGGCGCACCTTTGCGCGAACGAGTCAGCAACCAAACGGCCAACTTGATTCAGCAATTTGACGCAATGGTTGATCGTACAGATCCCATGCTAGTGGAACCTAGAGACATTGGGCAAGCGGTCAGTCAAGCGATCGTCAACAAGGCAGAAGTTGCTCGCAGAAAAGTCAGCGCGGCCTATACAAAAGCCCGTGAAGATGGCTCGATGCTTGAGCCGGTTAAGCTCGACAACTTAGCAGCCACGGCAGCAGATGTGCAGCGCTTTGAAGGTGTCGCACCCAACGTAGCACCGATTCGCAGAGAAGCAATCAGGCTCGGCATTTTGACCGAAGACGCTGATGGCAATTTGGTCGCACAATCCAAAGCCATTGACGATACAGAATTGCTACGCCAGTTTGTCAACGAAGCAACAGACTGGACAGACAAGCGTCAGGCTCTCATGGCCAAAAAAATTAATTCGGCCATTGACGCAGGGACGGAAGGCAAAGGTGGAGAGACCTACAGGGCAGCACGCAAACTGCGCCAGGACTTTGCCAACGAGTTTGAGAACGTGGGTCTTACGGCACAAATCTTATCCACTAAAAGAAACACATCCGAACGCGCCATCGCATTTGAAAACGTCTTTGACAAAATCATTTTGAACGCACCTCTGGAAGAGATGAACAAGGTACGCAAGACTTTGATTTCAGCAGGGCCAGATGGCAAGCAGGCTTGGAACGAACTTAAGGCCAACACGTCCAGATACATCATCAACAAAGCCATGTCAACGGCCCAAAGGGATGAAAGAGGTCAGCCGCTGATCTCCCCTGACAAACTCAACAGCGTCATTCGCTCGATGGATAGAGCAGGCAAACTTGAGGCCTTGTATGGCAAAAAGCAGGCCCAGCAAATCCGTGACCTTGGCGAGATTGCCATCGACATCTACACAGCACCGCCTGGCGCGATCAACTTCTCAAACACGGCATCAGCCTTGCAGGTTGCAATGGATTCGGTTGCGACTTTTGGATTGACTGGCATTCCAGCACCAGCGGTCACAGCTCTGCGCGAAGGATCAAAGTATGTGAAAAACCGCCAGGTGAGAATGAGGGTGCAGCAATCTTTAAAGCCATTAAAACAATGAAGCACTCAACGCATTGCCACCAGTGCAGCCTTGATAGACAATTCGACCAGGAGCAACAACAATGAGCGCACTCTCGATTCAAGTTCCATTCCCTGTCTTCCAGAACAGGGATGGCCAGCCGCTGGAGAACGGGTACATCTGGATCGGCCAGCCGAACCTCAATCCGCAGACCAACCCTGTCGTGGCCTACTACGACGAGGCGCTGACCATCGTTGCACCGCAGCCGCTGCGCACTCTTAATGGCTACATCTCTCGAGCTGGTACACCAGCTCAGGTATACGTCGATGGAGTTGACTTCAGCATCCTTGTGCAGGACAGCAAGGGCACGATGGTCTACAACTTCCCAGAAGGCACTGGCATCAGTCCAGACGCAGAAGGAGTCACATACAACCCTCCATTCACTGGAGGCGTGCAAACTAATGTTGAGGCAAAGCTCGCTCAGACTGTCAACGTCAAAGATTTTGGCGCTGTTGGCAATGGCGTGACAGACGACACTGCTGCAATTCAAGCAGCAGTCAATGCTGCTCGCGTTGTCAACTTTGAGTCCCTGACTTACAAAATTGCAGGCACTGTCGAGATTCCTGACAACACTTGGCTGTGTGGAAAGCCTGGCACTGAGTTCCTTGGCATCATGACGGCCCAAGGCACTGGCGGCTATCCAAACCAGATGTTCCGCAACTCCGACACTGTTGGCGGCAACCAGAACATTACGTTCACCAACATCAAGTTCAACTTTGCCAAGGGCGCATACAACTACGATAGCGGCCCAACTCTCACCAGCATCAACAGCCTGCTGTTCGTGATTGTTGAAGATTTGACGTTTGAAGATTGCGTGTTCTATGACTTTGTTACGAACTACAACACCGGCTTGACTGGCAAGGCGTTGTTGGCTTTTGGCATGGCTCAGTTTGACAACTGCGCCAGAGTTTCATTCAACCGCATTTTGAACGAGAACATCCGAGAAGAAGGTTTCAACTTTTACGAATGTTTCCAGGTCAGTTTCAACGAGTGGAGAGGCCGAGGAACTGCAGTGAACACCTCAAGCCATGCTGGCATTTGGTACTGTGATCTTGTCAGCATTCGCAATGCCAAATTCACGCACACTGGCGGCTCTGTTCTTAACTGCTACTCTCGCAACGTGCTTTATGAAAACATCACGGTCAATGAAAACGAAACACAAGCTGGGCGTGGGTTTGATTTTGGCAATGAGCTAGAGGCTCGAAACTTTGAAATTGGCAACATCAACGTCATTGGCTGCACTCTGAATGTCGCAGACTACGGCGTTTACATTCAAGAAGGCACGCCATACAACGATATTGTTGAATCAATCAACATCCAAAACAACCGCATTTATGTGGCCACTGGCACGGCTGGTGTTTGCTATGGCATTCGGCTACTGTCACCAAAAGCGGCCACCATTCAGAACAACTTTGTTTATTTGAGCGATGTGGCTTCAGCAGGCGATGGCGTCTGTGTCTTTTTTACGTTGTTGACGACTACGCAAGATAACGACCACACGACAAACATTCAGGTGATTGGAAACTACTTGCGCGGCCTGACGGGCGTGGCTTGTGTGCAAGACAACAACGTGGCAATCGATGGCCTATACGTTCAAGACAACACGTTTGTGTCGCAGAACAAAGCAGCGCTGGCGTCCTACTCTGGCGCGAGCGTTTTTGTATATTTTCGCAATTTTTCCACCGCAGTCGCAGATTTCGACATCAGCAACGTTTACGTCCAGAACAACAACTGCTGGAACCTTGGCGGTGGCTACTTTGTGATGTCGTTTGATGACCCTGCTGAAGTTGTGCTGAACAACATCAATGTCATGAACAACCAATTCGTCGGCGATTCGACTGGGATGGACAGAGCGTTTTTTGTGAACGCTGGGACTGGTGGAGGTGGCAACGCTGATGTCCGGCTGTGCTACAACACAATCCAAAACGGCAACACGGCAATTTTTGCCAACATGAAATACGCCTTGATGGAGCGAAATGTCTCTCGGTGGACGGTGGAGTTCACCCCTATTCGCATTCAAGTCACCAATCACAACGGCACGCTAGAAATAATCAGCAACCGTTTTTACAACGTCAGCCAAGTGTCGCAAGAAGACGTTGTGCAAACGACCTCAACGTTTGACATTCTTGCAATCACTGGCAATTCAAGCAAAAACGCAGTGGGCACTTTGGCATGGTCAAAGAGCACGCTTCCTGCAAATACTGTGCTGCCGAACTAAGGAGAAATCATGCTCAAGACCGTAGGATTCCCATCCACACGCACCGGAGACCAGACCATCGTCGATGGCAATCTTGTCATTGCAACATCTGGGAAAGGCATTGACTTCTCAGCAACTGGAAGCGGCACCGGAACTCCAACCAGCGAGCTGTTTGACGACTACGAGGTTGGGACATTTACACCAACATTCACCAGCTCTGTTGGCGTGACTACGCTGAACTCAAGTTCTGGCGCATACACAAAATCTGGCAACTTAGTTGTTGCTCAGATTACCGTCAACATCACAACTGACGCATCTGTTGGAACGGCAGACTTCACCATTGGTGGCTTGCCATACACCAGCGTTGCCTCAAGACCAGCTCGAGGTTTTGTCGGGTCAAGCAATTGGACTGGCAGCGACATAAATGATGGCTACATTCAACTTTTTGGATCAGCAACATCAATGGTTTGGTCTAATAGAGCAGTCAGCGGAAGCAATCGAACAGGCAACACGCTGACCTTCATTGTCGTTTACCGCACCTAATGCGCTCAGTGGATTCTGAGCGTGGACATCAACTGAAAGGAAAACATCATGTCTCTTGAAAAGAAAACCCTTGTCGACAGGATCGAAGTCTTGGAGAACGGCTGCGTGCAGGTTCGCACTGCGACCAGAATCATTGAGGACGGCTCAACAATCAGCCAGTCCTTCCATCGCCATGTTGTTGCCCCAGGACAAGACTACAGCGGAGAAGAGGCTCGCGTGCAGGCCATTTGCGCTGCCACCCACACTGCCGAAGTGATCGCGGCTTACAAAGCAGCTCTTGCTGCACAAGGAGTTTGAGATGGCTGGCAATTCACAAATCGCATTCGCACCACTTGGCAACACCGTTGTCGTGGCAGCCACAACCTCAGCTCCCACTGGCATCCAAGCGCCTGTTTATGAGAAGTTTGAACCGCAGAACGCAGGCCAGTTCCGATTCATCAATGCAGGAGCCACTAATGTGTTCTTGGGCACCGGCGGCACCGCTGCAGAGGCGACGGCCAATGCAGTGGCTCCTGTGGCTGGAACTCCATCGGCGGCCATCGTGCTGCTGCCTGGTGCCGTAGAGATTCTGCGCTTCAATCAGACCACGTTTTTCAGCGGCCTGTCCAGCGCAGCAGCAACCGTCTACATCACGCCAGGCCAGGGGTTGTAATGGCCACCGTTGACGCAACAGACGCACGGCTGACCACACATGAGGAGATCTGCGCCATTCGCTACGATCAGATCAATGCGCGGCTCAAGCGCATTGAGGGCATCATGATCAAGACCGCTGGCATCATGCTTGTGTCAATGGCAGGAACAATTTTTGCGGCGATCTGGATGACAAAGTGATTGACCCCATCACCGCTCTTGCTGCGGTATCTTCAGCGGTAAACCTCGTCAAAAAGGCTGTCAAGACCGTTCAGGATGTTCAGTCTTTGGGACCGGTGCTTGGGCAGTATTTCGACGCCAAGGCCCAGGCCATTGAGGTCGTAGAGAAGGCCAAGACTGGCGGCTTCAAAGGCTCGGCACTTGGCAAGGCGCTGGAGCTAGAACTTGCTCTGGAGCAGGCCCGTGAGTTTGAAGAGCAGGTCAAGATGCTCTTTTTCCAGAGCAACAAAATGGATGTGTGGCAGCGCATCACAGCCAGGGCCAAGCAGATGGAGGCTGATGCCGCCAAGGCAGAGCGCAGACGCAAGGAGGCCCAGCAGCGCAGGCAGGCCGAGATAGACGAAATGTTCTTGATTGGTATCGCTGTCTTGACAACGGTGTTCGTCCTGGGCCTGACCTTTTACTTCGTGGTAGACGCGATGCAGCGGCACGTATGACTGAGAAGCTCAACGCCAACACCACCCTGGACAAGATTCTGGGGTACGTGGACAGCCCCTTCAAGCTGTTTGCTGTGATCCTCATGGCGGTGATTGCCTTCGCTGGTTTTGCCCTGTACGAGAGCCAGGAGTTCATCCGGGATGCCTACAAGGAGTCGCAGAAGCTGCCGGAGATACGGACAGACCGAGCCGATGATGCTGCGACGATGCTGTTCAAGCAGACCGGCGCAACGGTGGTGGCCATCTTCAAAGTCAACCCTCTGTTTAACTCCAGGACGCTCTACAAGGCCTACACCAAAGACGGACGCGACAAGACCATTGAGAACATTGACGTCGGCCTGTTCACGCACAACTCGGCAAACAACTCCGATGTGGTCAAGCTGATGACCAATGAGATACCGTGCGGCGAGTACCGCTACGCGCAGTCCGAGGTGGGGCTTTGGTATCTTGAGAAGGGCGTGACGTACACCTGCCGTGTGAGCGTCCCACCAGACTCGCATCGCTTCGTTGGACAGATCACTGTTGGCTGGGCGGCGCAGCCAGCAAACCTGGAGCAGACAAAATTCATGCTGGAGATTGCCAGCGCAATGTTGACCAAGAGAGGAAGCTGATATGGACTGGCTCAAACAGATTGCACCTACGATTGCCACCGCACTGGGTGGCCCACTTGCAGGCATGGCAGTCTCGGCTGTCTCCAAGGCCATTGGCGTCGATGAGGCCAAGGTGGGCGACCTGATCGCCAACAACAAGTTGACCGCCGACCAAATTGCTCAGGTCAAGCTGGCCGAGATTGAGTTGCAAAAGCAGGCGCAAGAGCTTGGCCTGAACTTTGAGAAACTAGCGGTCGAGGACCGCAAGAGCGCCAGGGAGATGCAGGCCACCACCCGCTCGATGATGCCTCCACTCCTGGCTGGCGCTGTGACGCTGGGCTTCTTCGGCATCATGGTGATGATGTTCTTCAACCAGATCGACAGCAACAACCCGGCCATCCTGATGATGCTCGGCAGCCTGGGCACCGCCTGGACTGGAATCATTGCCTATTATTTTGGCAGTTCGGCTGGCTCGCAGGCCAAGACCGATCTGCTCTCCAAAGCCACCAAGTGAGGACACCATGAAACAGAACTTCGACGCTGCGCTGGCTGCCGTACTGCACCA